CGCCGCCCGCCCGGCGACCGTGCCAGCGCCGAGGGCGCGCGGCGTCCTCAACGCGGGCATGTCGTTTACGTCGATTCTCGCGGCTCTGTCTCGGATCGGGTGGGGGCCGCTTAGGGGCCGTGAGTTTGCGGCCTCGCGGGCGATCCTGGACACCCTCGCACTCCTGGCGCACGACGCTCGCGCCGACCTGTCCGCCGTCGTTCAGACCACGGCGCGCCAGCTCGCCAAGCGCGCCGGTTACTCCCTGCGCCACACGTCACGCTGCCTCCAATGGCTAGAAGACGCTGGCGTCATCGAGTGGCACCGGGGCGGCATCCGCATGGGCGCGCCCACAGTCGGCGTCATCAAGATCATCAAGCGCACGTTGGTCGACTGGGCGCTGGCCTTCCGGCGCGCCTCCGACGCCGAAGACCGCGCCCGAAACGCCGCGACCAGGGCGCGCATCCAGCTCTACCGGCTGCGTCGCAATTCAGCGAGGCCCAAGCCGGTCGACGCGGCCCATGTGGACATGGCGTCACCCCTTCCTTCCCTACGGGATGAGGGGGCCGCATCGGCGTCCCCTCGCTCATCCAGTGAAGAGATCCATTCCGCACCAACAAAGGACATCAAGAACATGAAGTACAAGCCCTCGTACCACAAGTACTTGGCAACCGAGTGCTCACACGGACAGCGGAGCCCTGACCGCTGCAACGCCTGCAAGTACGAAGCAATCATGCGCCAGCAGCGTGTCACCGAGGCCGAGAAAGCCGCCGCCGAGCGGCGGCGCAAAGAGGAAGAGCAAGCAGATCGCGGAGCCACCGGGGCCTCCTGGCCCCCGGCGTTCGTGGAGTACATGCGCGCCGAGTACCCGGACGCCGAGCCCAGGCAGTGGGCACGCCTGACCATCACGGACGCCACGGCGAAGGAACTGATCAATGCCTGAGAACCAGGACGTGCGCCCTCACCTGATCGATGCCGCGAGAGACATCCTCGCGACATGCGACAGGATGCTGGAGCTGTTGAACGCCGGGAGTCCGTACTCGATGAGCCAGGCCCAGTTCGGCGTCGCCATGGACGTGAACTCAATCGGGTTCCTCGCCAAGGAGATCATCGATCAGGTGAGGGCCGGTGAGCACTCGTGAGCTGGGACGGGTCCAAGGTCCGGCGCCTCGCTAACCAAGTGCTCGGCCGGTACGGGTCGGTGTGCTGGCTGTGCGGCAAGCCGATCGACCTGGCCGCGTCCCGCCGCTCGCCCCTCGGCCTGACCGTCGATCACGTTATCCCCCGCTCGAAGGGCGGCACGGACGACATCACCAACCTTCGCCCGGCGCATCACCGCTGCAACACGAGCAGGCAAGCCAGGCCCGCCAGTGACTTCCAGCCGCCCCGGTCCTGGTCTGGCTCTGGCTCCTGGCCTGGCTTGACCGCTCCGAGGTGAGCGCCGTTTTTAGAAGGACCGCCAGTCAGTCCCCGCCCCCAACTGACTGTTCCCCCCGACGCCCAGATAAACCGGCCCGAACCGGGCTGGGCAAGCCACGAAAGGACCCAGACATGCCCGAAATGACCGACGAGCTATTCGCCGTCGCCCCGCCCCCAACGGGGGAGATCGAGGACGCCGTGCGCGAAGCCTTCGATGACCTTGAAGCTAAGGGCGTTCTCGGCCCCATCGAGAAGGCGAAGCGCGCCGCGCTCACCAAAGCCGCCGCCGCCCTGGACCGCAGCCTCAACGGAGGCGCGCCCAGCGTCGCGACCTCCAACGTCCTGAAGAATGTGCTCGAATCACTCGATAGCCTGCCCCGCCCCGCCGAGGGCACTGACCGGGAGCTCGACGCCTTCGACGCGGCACTCGCCGAGCTCACCCGCGATGCCCTGACCCGCTCATGAGCGCCGCCCCCAAGTATGCGACCCGCCGCAACCCGGCTAACCCGACGTTCGGCGCTCGGATCGCCGCTGTCGCCGCCTACCTGGGTGGCTCGCTCATGCCGTGGCAGCGCCAGGTCGCCGACGTTGCTTTGGAACTCGACCCGGACACGCCGGGGGCCTGGAGGTACCCGGTCGTCGTCGTCACCGTCCCAAGGCAGGCAGGCAAGAGCTTCCTCCTGCGCGCCGTCATGGTGGACAGAATGATGGCGTACAACCGTCATGAAATACTCATGACCGCGCAGACTGGCAAAGACGCTCGCAAACGGTGGAAACAGGTCAACACCGCACTGAACGCTGAAAAAAAACCCGGCTACTTCAGGGTCTACGCATCCCAGGGATCAGAGCGCACCGAGTACTTGAAGCGCGGTAGTTTCATCAGCCCGTTCGCGCCAACACCGAAGAGCATCCACGGCGACTCGCTCCACCTCGTGACCGTCGACGAGGCGTGGGCGTTCGACGCCGAGGCGGGCCTGGCCCTGGAGACCGCGATCAACCCTACCCAGCTGACCATCACGGACTCCCAACTGTGGATCGTCTCGACCAAGGGGACGGATAAGTCGGCGTATCTCAACGAGCTGATCCGGCAGGGCAGGAAGTCGGTCGACGATCCCCATAGCCGCATGTGTTTCTTCGAGTGGAGCGCGGATGAGGCGGCCGCCGAGCGTGACCCGTACAGTGACGAAACGCTGTCCTTCCACCCGGCGCTCGGTCACACCCAGACGGCCGATAAGATCAGGGCGCTGCGCTCGGACAACCTGGCCTCGTGGCGTCGCTCGATCCTGAACCTGGAGACCGCCGCCGAGGAAACGGCCGTTGACATCCACCTGTTTAGCTCGCTCATGGACCTGGACCTGGCCGCCCCCGATCCCTCGCGCGTATGCCTGGCCGTCGATCTCGCCGCCGACCGATCAGCCGCGACGATCGCCGCCGCATGGCTCGACGACGAGGGCGACCCGTGCCTGGCGACCGTGATGTCCGGCCCCGGCATCGACTGGGTACGCCCCGCCCTCCACGGCCTTCAGGCCGCTGGCTATGCATGGATCGGATGCGACCCAGCGGGCCCCACGCGCACGCTCGCCGCCGACCTCGAAGCCGAGGGCACGCCCATCACTACCCTTGCCACCCGCGAGTATGCCTCGGCGTGCCAGCTGTTCCTCGATCGAGTCAACGCGAAGCGCCTCACCCATGACGGCAACCAAGAGCTCATCAAAGCCACCGGCGCGGTCGTCCTCCGACAGCTCTCCGGCGTGAGCGCTTTCGACGTTGCCAAATCGCCGCGCCCCATCGACGCCCTACGCGCCGGGGCCGTCGCCGTATGGGCCGCGTGCCAGCCCCGGCCCGGTATCCAAATCTACTGACCAATGGGAGGCCCCCATGCGCATCACCGTCGACGCCTCGGCTTGCACCTTTCTGCCCCTGTGCCAGTGCGGCTGGCGCGGCCTGCCCGCCGCCTCCCATGAGCGCGCCCTCACCCAGGGCTGCGAGCATGAGCGCCGCGCCCACCCCGGCGATAAGAACGCCCGCCGCGCCCTCAACGCCTATTTGTGGCGGCGCTCATAACCGGGGGCGAATACCCCCCGCCGCACAATCGCGGTATGGCCTCCTTTGCTTCCCTGTTCGGCTTCCACCGCCGCGACAACGCCGGGACCCCGGTCCCCGCGGGCGTCATCCCGCCCGCGCGGGATGCCGTGGGGATCACCGAGCGCTCCGCGCTCGCCCTGGACTCGGTTTATCGCGCCGTCACCGTTCTACAGTCCGCCGGGAAGCAGATCAGCCTCGATGCCTGGCGCGACGGCTCCCAGCTCGAAGGCCGCGACATGCCCACCATCGTCGCGACCCCCGGCCCTGACCTGACCCCCACCGCGCTCATTGCCGAGACGATCGCGAGCCTCGCCCTGCGAGGCAACGCCTACTGGCTCATTGGTCGCACCAATGACGGGCGCGCCAACTCCCTGCGCGTCCTGGACCCCACCCAATGCCTGCCCGTCCTGGACCCCAACACGGGCGAACGCACCGTGCAATGGCGATCGCGCACATGGAAACCCGATCAGATCAGACACCTGCGTTTGACCTACGTGCCCGGCCGCGCCGAAGGCCTCGGCCCGATTCAGGCGTGCGCGCGCAGCCTCCAGGGAGCGGCCGACATGGCCTCCTACGCATCCCAGTGGACACACGCCGGCGGCGTGCCCACCGGCGTGCTCTCCACCGACCAGCCGATCACGGCCGCGCAAGCCGCCGACGCGAAGCGCGCATGGAATGAGTCAAACTCCCAGAGCGGCGGCGTCGCCGTCATCGGCGCGGGCCTCAAGTACTCCCCGCTTCACCTCACCCCGAGCGAGATTCAGTTCCTGGAGTCCCGCGCCTTCGACGTTCTTGCCGTCGGCCGCATGTTCGGCATTCCGGCCCACATGCTCCTCGCCGCCGTGAACGGCTCAAGCCTGACCTACCAGAACGTCAACGACGCCGCCACGGACTTCATCCGCTGGACGCTCATGGCGTACCTGCGAGAGATCGAGGACGCACTGACCGCGATCGTCCCTCGCGGCACCACCGTGCGCTTCAACCTCGACGCGCTCCTGCGCGCCAACCCTTCGGCCCGCATGTCCACCCACAAGACCGCGATCGACGCCGGCATCTATAGCGCCGCCTACGCGCGCCGCATCGAAGGCATCACCGACCCCACCGCCGCCACACCGAAGGAACCCGCCCATGAGTGACCTCCAGACCCGAGCCTTCCAGGTCCGCGCCGCCGACGACGCCGCCGAGCCGCGCACCGTGCGCGGCCTGGCCGTCCCCTACGGCGTCGAAATCGAGCTGTTTGACGGGTACTTCGAGACGATCGCGCCCGGCGCTCTCGCTGACCGAGCCGAGGACGCGACCAGCCTGAAGCTGTTCTACCGCCACAACGAACCCATCGGCCTGATCATCTCCATCACCGAAACCGACGAAGGGATCGAGATCGAAGCCCGCTTCTCCGACACTCAAGCCGCCCGGGACGCCTACCAGCTCGTGCGCGACGGCGTGATCGACCGCCTCTCCATCGGCTTCGTCCCGCTGGCCTTCGAGCGAACCGAGGACGAGGCCGGGGTCCACACCACGATTACCAGCCTGGACCTGCGCGAGGTCAGCCTGGTTCCCTTCCCCGCCTACGACGGCGCGACCGTGACCGAAGTCCGCGAACAACCCACCACCCCCACCGAAAGGAACACCCCCACCATGACCGACAACGCCCCCGCCTACGCGCTGGCCTCCGACCTGGACGACCTGCGCGCCGACATCACCGCCATGGAACAGCGCGCCTCCCTCGCCGCTGCCGAGCGCGGCACGGCCCCCGCCGTGGACACGCGCACCCCCGGCGAAGCCCTCAAAGCGATCATCCACGACCCGGAGTACCGCGCGTCCATCGACGCCCTCATGACTCGCGCCTTCGACGGCGCGACCTCCAGCGCAGACGCTACACTCACCCACCCTCAATGGATCAAGGACCTGATCCGCCTCGTTGACAAGCCCAACGTCGTCGCCGGCCTGTTCGCTACTGGCCCCCTGCCCGCCGAAGGCATGAACCTGGACTTCACCGAGCTCGATACCAACAGCCTGTCTGTGAAGGTGCAAGAGAACGAAGGCGACGACCTGCCCCTCGGTAAGGTCACCACGAAGGATCGCACGACGCCTATCAAGACCTTCGGTGGCTACACCAAGCTCACCCGCCAGGCGATCGAACGCACCCGCGTCAACGTCCTGGACGTTCACCTGCGCGGCATGGCCCTCGCAGCCGGGCAGATGAAGGCCGCGTACTTCGCCAGTCAGCTCAACGAGGCCGTCAAGTCTCAGGACGCCAACAAGCTCACCGTCTCCAAGGCCGCGAATGCCCTGACCTGGGCCGACCTCGCTGACCTGTTCATTGACGCCGCCGCCCAGTTCGTCGACCAGGCCCTGACCCTCGACGGCCTCATCGTGGACAAGGCCACCTTCAAGGCCCTCACGGGCCTGACCGGAACCGACGGCCGCCCCCTCATGCGCGTGAACGAGAACCCGGCAAACACGATCGGCACCACCAACGCCCGCGCCCTTACCGGTGTTCTCCTCGACGTTCCCATCACCTGTAACCTGCGCGCCAACGCCGGAGACCTCGGCGAAGGGATCGTCGGCACGTTCTACAACGCCGAGGCCATGCGCACCTACGAAACGCCGCTGACCCAGCTCCAGGACGAGAACATCGTCAACCTGTCAAAGGCGTTCTCGGTCTACCGATACGGCGCGGTCGCCACCGAGTACCCCACCGGGCTCGTGCCCCTCAAGATCGGAGCCTGACCGTGGGAGCCGACCTGACCGCCCGCCTCGCCGCCTACGTCGGCGACGTGCCCGTGGACCAGTACCTCACCAACTGTCTCACCGAGGGCCGCGCACTCGTGGATAGTCAGGTCGGCTCCGCGACCGTCCCGGACGACGTGCGCGAGCGCGCCGTCCTGGAGGTCGCCGCCGAGCTCTACCACCGGCGCAGTGCTCCCAACGGAATCAAGAACTTCGCCGACGGCTTCGACGGCACGGCCGCGATCCGCGTCGCCCGCGACGCCCTCGTGGCCGCCCGTCCCCTCCTTGCCCCCTATCTCCCCCTCGCGATCTCATGACTACCACTGGACCTATCGCCGCCGCGCGCGCCGACCTCGCCGAACTCCTGACCCGCATCACCTCCATCCCCGTCGTCACGTCGATCCCGGAACGGCTCGCCCCGCCGTGCGTCGTCATCACCGAGGGCACACCCCTGTGCGCAGCCGACGAGACCGCGCACGGAGCCGTCACGGTACGGCTCTCAATCACGGTCGCCGTCGCACCGACGACCAACGCCCTGTCCATTGCCCGCCTCGACGAGGCCGTCGACACCATCGTCGTCGGCATGGTCCGAGAAGGCACGTTCGCCGCCGTCGACGCCTACCAGACGATCAATGGGGCGGACGGGCAGGCCTACCTCGCCGCCACCATCACCACCACACTCACCTACACCATCGAAAAGGACCAATCATGACCGTCACTCGCAACACCCGCATTCTCGGCAACAAGCTCGGCTTCAGTATCGCCGGGAAGGACTACTGGTCCGATATCTCCAGCTACGAGCTCGCACCGGAGACCTCCGATAAGGATGTCGTCACCTTCGCAGACGCCCTATCCGGCGCATCCTCGGCCTGGAAGCTCAAGGGCAAGGCGATCGTCTCCTTCGACGCCGGCTCGTTCTGGGACATGCTCTGGACCCAGGCAGGCAAGACCATCGATGTCCTCGTCGCACCCTTCGGCAACAAGACGGCGACCGCGAAGCAACCGCACTTCAAGATCAAGGCAAAGATCGGCACCAAGCCCTCGATCAGCTCCGAGGCTGGCGACGAAAAGGGCTCGACGTTCGACTTCGAGTGGCAGTGCGAAGGCGAACCCGAGAAGCTGATCGCCACCTCCACGCTCGGCACCGGCAACATGGAAGATAACTAAGCCATGCCCGGCATCCGTGACGGCCACGTCCACCTGGACGGCGGCAGCGTCGAAATCACCGGCATCAAGGCACTCCTACGCGACGCCGAAGCGGTAGGCGTGGCCGTCACGGACCTCAAAGACCTGACCCACCGCCTCGCCACCCCTATCGCCGGCCTCGCCCGCACCCTCGCCCCTCACAAGACCGGACGCCTCGCCGCCGGCATCAAGCCCTCCCGCTCCAAGCGGAAAGTCATGGTGAGAGTCGGCTCCAAGTCCCGCCTCCCATACGCGGGCGTGCGCCACTGGGGCCCCGACTCACGCAGCGGCCCCCGCTGGCTCTCCCAAGCCGAAGAAACCCTGCGCCCCCGCACCTTCGCGGGCTTCGGCGAAGGCATCAAGGAACTACTCGACAAACACAACTGGTAAAGGACCCCCCATGAACATGAACAGCCTCACACTCGGCGACCTCGAGTACTACGAACGCAAGACCGGACAGCCCATCACCTCGTTTGACCCAGACGCGGGCGGCGCGCTCGCCACCCCCATGATCGCCATGTGCTCAATCATGCTCTACCGACGCGGCGGCTTTGCCACCCGCGACGACGCATACACGGCCGCCACCGACCTCACCATGGACGAAGCCACCGCCCTCGTGGGCGGCGCAAACACCGACACGGCGGGGGAATGACCGGCGCGCCATCCCTCGGCCCCGTCCTCGCCGTCCTCGCCGTCGACGCCGGGATACCGCCGTGGGAGGCGCGCGAACACCTCACCCTAGAGGACGCTCACGCGATCCTCGACCTCCTCAACGAACGCGCACAAGCACAGAAAGGCTAAACCCCCATGGCTGGCCACGTCGTCAAAGTCTCGGTAGTCGCCGACACGAAGAAGTTTTCGCGCGCCTTCAAGGGCCTTGCGAAGGAAACCGGCCTATCTGGACTGGCCGAAGCCGGTAAAACAGCCGTGACAACCCTCGCGACCGTCGCCGCCGCCGGGGCCGCCGCCATTGGCGTCGCAGGGGCCAAAGCCGTCTCCATGGCCGCCGACCTGGAACAGTCCACCGGCGCTATCGAGGCAGTCTTCAAGTCCGGCGCCGACCAAATGAAAGCCTTCGCCGACACGGCCGCAACCACCGTCGGCCTCACCAAAAACGAGTATCAAGAGCTCGGCACGCTCTTGGGTGCGCAGCTGAAGAACGGCGGCACCTCCATCGACCAGCTTGCCGGCAAAACCAACGAGCTGATCGGCGTCGCCGCCGACCTCGCCGCCCAGTTCGGCGGCTCCACCGCCGACGCGGTAGGCGCGCTCTCATCCGCCCTCAAGGGCGAGCGCGATCCTATCGAGAGATACGGCGTGAGCCTCAAGCAAGCCTCGATCGACGCCAAGGCCGCCGAGCTCGGCTTCCAAAAGGTCGGCGGGTCCTTCGATAACGAGGCCCAGCAGGCCGCGACGCTCGCCCTCATCATGGAACAGACGGCCGACGCCCACGGCGCGTTCGCCCGCGAGGGCGACACGCTCTCTCACCAGATTCAAGTCCTCAAAGCCCATATGGGCGACTTTGCCGCCAAGGCGGGGACGCTGGTCCTTCCCGCCGTAACCGCCCTCGCGTCGGCTGCTATCGAGCATCTTGTGCCCGCCATGGAACATCTCACCACATGGGCGCGCGATGTTGCCGTGCCCGCCCTCCAGGCCTTCGCCGACCAGTTCACCGCGAACGTCGTCCCGAAGGTGAAGGCCGTCGCCGAGGTGTTCCAGACTCAGGTGATGCCGCGCCTTCAGGCGTTCATTGCCTGGATATCGACGACTGCGCCGCCTGTCCTCCAGGCCTTCCTCTCATTCTTCGAGCGCTTCGGCCCGGCAATCGCCGCCGCCGCCGGAGTGATCGCCGCCTTCGTGGCAGGCTTCCAGGCCTTCGCAAAGGTTAAAGCCATTATCGAAGCCTCAAAGGTCGCCTGGGCCGCGCTCAACGCCGTCATGGCCGCTAACCCCATCGTCCTCGTCATCGCTGCGATCGCCGCCCTCGTCGCCATCTTCGTTGCCCTGTACCAGAACAATGAGACATTCAGGAACGCCGTCAATGCCGCGTGGGAGCAAATAAAGGTTGCCGCCGGCGTCGTGGTCGAATGGTTCCAGACGAATGTCCTGCCCGCTCTCCAGCAGACCTGGGCGCAAATCACCGCCACGTGGGAGGCCGTCTGGCCCAAACTCCAGGAAGCCTGGACCACCTACGGGCAACCTGTCGCCGATCTGATCATTAGTATCTTCCAGGGCGTCGCCGCCAACTGGGACACCATCTGGCAAGGAATCTCCGCCGTCGTCTCCGGCGTGTGGCAGGTGATCTCTAGCGTCATCTCCACCGTCATCGGTGTCATCTCCGGCATCATCCAGGTCTGGACCAGCGCTCTGCGTGGCGACTGGCAGGGCGTCTGGGACGGCATCAAGCAGATCGTCTCCAGCGTCTGGGACGGCATCAAGGGCGTCATCAGCGGCGCGCTCAGCATCGTCAAGGGATACATCACCGTCGCCCTGGGCGTGATCTCCGGCGTGTTCTCCGGCGTCTGGGCGTCCATCAGCTCCAGCGTCTCCGGCGCGTGGAACGGGATCACGGCCGCCATCTCATCCGGCGTGGCGACGGCCGTGTCCTACGTGGCATCGCTCCCGTCTCGCGCCCTGAGCGCCCTGGGTAACCTCGGGTCCACCCTATGGAACGCCGGTAAGTCCCTGATTCAGGGCTTTATCAACGGCATCAGTTCAATGATCGGGTCTGTCCGCGACACCCTCGGTTCGCTCACCTCCAGCCTAACGTCATGGAAAGGCCCGGCCGACTATGACGCGGTGCTCCTCACCCCGGCCGGTCGCCTCATCATCGACGGCTTCATCCGTGGCCTCGAATCACGTTACGGGGCCGTGCGCCGCTCACTCGGAGCTCTGACCGGCATGGTCGCCGACACCGACACCGGCGCGCTCGCCCTCCCAGACGCCACCGGCCTTGCCTCCCTGCGTCGCCCCTCAACCGTCCACATCACCGTGAACGCGAACATGCTCCACCCTTCCATCGACGCCGGGCGCGCGATCGCCCAGTCCATCGACCAGTACACCCGCCTCAACGGCGCAGGACGATAAGGCCCGCCATGACCATCACGCTCCCGAACCCCGCCCTCGGCGATTACGCCGGCGCAACCGTCCAGCCCCTGGGCGGCGGCCGCATACGCTTCACACTCGAGCCCGACTCGAGCGACCTCACCATCACCGTGCCCAACCTAGTCCCGGGCCACCGCATCGGCGCACACATCCGCGTGCGCGCGGACAAGCCCGGCAAGACCATCGTCATCCGCATTGGCAATCAGGCCTACAGCTACGGTCCCGGCCCGACCTATATCGGCTCCACAGAGACCACGGACATCGGTACGGAGCTCACCATCGACGTTGCTGGCCTCCGCACCGGCATCATCGAGAAACTCACCGTCTGGGACCGTACCGACCTCCCAGCCAACCCGCGCCCATGCGATGTCCTCAGCCTCCAGGCCCTCTACCCGGTCCCGGGTCAGGGCGGGCTCAAATGGAACCATGACCGATGGAACCGAGGCGCATGGACCACGGGCGTCCCTCGCCCCTGGGCGCTGAGATGGAACCGCAGTACATGGGACACTCGCGCGTGGAATGCCGGCGAAACCATCTCCGACCAATGGCAGGACATCACCGGACCATGCACCCGGCTCGACATCACTCGCGGCGTCACGACGACCGGCCCCGCCATGAGCGCCGCCGTCGGCACCCTCACCGCCCGGGTTGTGAATGCCCTCGACCCCAGAGCTACCGGCATCCACCACGGCACACCAGTGCGACTCATCCACTGGCCCACACGCACCACCGTCTACACCGGGGTCATCACCGACCTCACCGTCACCCCCCACAAACCAGGCGATCGCATCCTCTACGAGGTCACCCTCACCGCGTCCGACACCGTTGCCCGCCTCGCGGCGCTCACCCGGTACGGAGCCAAAGCCAACAGCAGCGACGGATCAGAAGAATGGCTGTCCCGCCTCGATCGACTCATCGACTCCGCCCCGGAACTCACCTACACCCTAGACGCCCGCGACGTGCGCCAAATCATCCCGCCCACCGTGTGGGAAACCAGCCTCGCCCGGCACTTCGACGCACTCATGGCCTCCGTGCATGGGTCATGGAGCGTCACCCGCGACGGGGCAGTCGACGTGAAGGTCAAGCGACCAACCGTACCTACCATGATGTTCACCGACCAGCAGGCCAGCAACCTGCCCGCCCGCATCTGGTCCTACACCGATATCAACGTCGCCTGGGCAGCATCCGACGCGATCGCCCACGTCACGCTCACCAACCACGCCGCCAAATGGGACACCGAACAGAGCTCATGGACGGCCGACGACACCGACATCACCGTCGACGACCCCACCGCCACCTACGCATGGGGCGGCGCGGCCGTCACCATCGACACAGTTCTGCCAGCCAAAGACCTCGAGCGCGCCGCCCGCAAATACATCGCGACCGCCTCAAGCGATCCCACGCCCTCGCGCCTCACGCTCACCGCGGCCCACCATGCCGGTCCTGCCAACCGCGGAGCTCACATGGAAGCCGCCAGCATCATCGACCCCATCACCGCCGCCAACGTCGAGTACATGGGGGAGAGCGTGCCCGTTCTCATCACCCAAGTCACCCACTCGATCACTCCCTACACGTGGACCACCCATCTCAGCCTCACCAACAACAAACAGGAAGGAACCACCCCATGAAAAAGTTCGTACCCGGCGAAATCGCCCGCGCCGAAGACGTCAACGCCAACTTCGACGAACTCAAGCAGGCGATCGACGCACTCACCAACGGCCTGCAGACAGGCCAAATCTCTGTTGGTTCGCTCCAGCCCGGCGAACAGAGCAACTTCTACAAGGTTTCGTTCCCGAAGCGGTTCGCAAAAGCGCCCATGGTCTTTATGCAGTCGCAGAACCAGCGCCTGAATGTGGCCGCGTGGGACATCACGGCCGATGGATTTACCTGGATGGCACACAACAACACATCCGGCGCGTCCGCCTTCGCACAGCTCATGTGGCTGGCCGTCGCCATCTGAGAAAGGACCAACGAATGAGTGTGCAAGAGTTCGCGCGCCGTCTGTACTGGATGTGCGCCGAAGCCGACGGGGGATACTCCCAGCCCAATCGACTCGACGTGCAACGCACGCGCGGCGTGCCCGGCGGCTACTTCACCTTCGAGGCCGATTGTTCCAGCCTCGTCATCGAAGCCGCCAAGCAAGCCGGATACCCCACCGGCGGCGCCACCTACACCGGCGATATGCGCGCCGCTTTCGAGGCCGCCGGATGGACCGTCATCCCCTACGCCGCTACCGCTGGGCTCGCCGCAAACCTCTACACCGGCGACGTGATCCTGTCCGAAGCCGCATCCGGCGGCGTCGGACACGTCGCCGCCTACATTGGCGACAACCGCGTCGCCGAAGCCTGGATAGACGGACAGGGCGACATCATGGGCAGCGCCGAAGGCGACGGCGAAGGCGACGACACCGGGGGCGAAACCCGCGTTGTCCCGTTCTCGTCCCACCCGTACACGCTCGCCGGGTCCTGGACCCACGTCCTACGCCCGCCCGCCTTCACCCCGCCCGCCGGGGCCGACACCACCACAACCACCACAACCACCCCGAAAGGAACCCCCCGCATGTTCACCATTTCCTACAATTCCGTGTACGGCATCAAGGGCTACGCCCTCATCACTGAAACCGCGGGCGCATACGCTCTCGACCGCGTGGGAGCTCAGGTCTACAACGACGTGCTACCCATGACCGAGGTCCCGGCCCACCACGCCGAAATGCTCATCCGCGAAGCCTGGGAACGCCACAACCGCGTCGCCGCAACCGGGGCCGCCGAAACCCGCGTGGACATCGACGAGGCCACCGCCAAGGTCCTCGCCGCCATCAGCAAGGACGGTGGCGACAAGTGAGCGATCCCAAGCACGCCGCCACGCCGCAGCCGATCGCATGGTTCACGCCTCAACGACGGCGCTGGACCTACCGAATCGGAGCCGCCGTAATCGCCCTTCTCATTGCATACGGTGCCCTCGACTCCGTCAAGGCCCCGCTCTGGCTCGCTCTCATCGGAACGATCCTCGGCGCGGGCGCGGTTGATATGCACATTCCTACCGGAGGCGACTCGTGAGCGTCGCCGCCGAGGTCATCACCGCGCTCGGTGGCCTCGGCGGCGCGGCCGCACTCGTGACCAGCGCCGCCACCCTCATCCAAACCCGACGCATCCACGCCCGCGTCAGCCCCAACCACGGCTCCAGCCTCTCCGACGCCACCGCCCGCATCGAGGAAGCCCTCGACGCCCACGGCGAAGCGATCCGCCGCATCGAGGCCGAGCAGACCAGGCAGAGCGCCGACGTGCTCATCGCGCGTCACTCGATCGAAAGCCTGACCCGCGAGGTCAAGGGCATGGGCCACGAAATCGGCGATCTACGCACCACGCGGGATCGCGAACATGCCGACTATGACAAGCGCATCCGCCGCCTCGAGCACCGCTAAAGCCGGCTCAAGCAAAGTTAAACCGCCGCGGTCAACGCCGCCGCCCGCAGCACTCCATCATCGACGGCGACGTACCGCTGCGTCGTCGCAACGCTCGCATGCCCGAGAAGGCGCTGAACGCTCAGAAGGTCCCGCGTCTCTCGATTAACGACAGTCGCGAACCTATGCCGCAGCTGGTGCAAAGTCACACCCTCCGGCAAGCATCGAGAACCGAGCTTCCCGACATGCCGTTCTGTGATGTGCCCGCCACTCGGAGATGGAAGCAGCCAATCGCCCGTCCCGATCCGCTGCATAACCTCGCGCCCAAGCGACGAGGAAAGGGGAACAAACCGCGTCCTATCCCCCTTGCCGTGAACGACAAGGGTAACGCCGCCGAGGTCATCGATAAGGTCCCGCCGTCGCACCCGCGCAATCTCGCCCCGTCGCAGCCCTGCCTCGCCCGCCAGGCGCAAGATCACATGACCACGCCCATCCGCCGCCGCCAGCGCCTCCCTGTACACGCGATCGGTAGCCGGACGCGGGGCCGCTGGCCCCGGCTTAACGGCGGGCAGTGCCGCAGCCGGGTTTTCGTCGACCAACTGAATATCCATGGCCCATGAGTAACACGCGCAAAGATGCGTAATGAGACCTCCTCGTCTCACGCGCCCACTCCTGCCTCCCCGCCCATGCGGTGATCTGCCCTGCGCTCACAGAACCCGGCGTCTCCGCCCCCGTCTGCCTCGCAAATCGACGCATGTGCTCTGTACGTGTCTCGATCGACGCCGCCGACCGCCCAGCCGCACGCAATGCGATCGTCCACTCTTCAATCGCCTCAACCCAGGCATCGGGAACCCAGTACCGTTTCACGGCAACTATGCTGCATGAGGTCCGTACCCAAGCCCAGCATCAATGAGTTTGGCCACATTGTGCGGCGTGTCGCTCACCTCGTCTGCATTATCCTGACCGGCTACTAACCAGAAGGTTGGGGGTTCGAGTCCCTCCGGGCGCGCAGCGGCCCCCCTCGGTGCGA